TGGGATCATTTTGGCTCATCAATCCAACACCAAAGTTAGGTGACACGCCATAGTCAAACTCACCATCAAAGCCTGGTCTGTATCCCTTTGGTGGTCTTTTTGTAATACGATCTGGAACACCTGCCTGTCTGTTCTCAAAGTCTACTGGAGCAACTGGTGGTAATTCAGGTGGTGACATTGCTGACGCTTGACCTATAGCAGCTTGACCTAATACAGCAGGATTTGTCAATGCACCCAATCCTTGTATAGCAGGTGCTACAACGTCACTAGCACCTGATGCTCCTAAGTTTGGAGCATTAGCTAATTTAGCAAAAAAGCCTGGGTCTTTTGGTGCTGCACCTACAACATCACTTGCTTGTTTTAAAGAGTCTAACCCACCTGCCATCTTACCAATAGAACTTAATGCTTGTCCTCCTATGAAAGATGTCAACCCAGTTTCTATACCTTTGCCTAAATCACCTGTCTCTATAAATCTCCCTAGTCCTGATCCTAATGCACCTGCTCCTAAAGCACCCATCGCACCTAATGCACCTGTGCCACCTAAAGCTGAACCTGCTAATCCAAATAATAATGGGAGAACCATATAGTTATTCCTTATTCCATAACCTAATTAAATCTGTATAATATATCGTTTACCTATATACATCAAATAAAAATTTATAAAAGGAAATCATCATGAAGCAAACAAAGAAAGAAGAAATTATTGGCAAGGCACAAGAGATTGTAGGCAAGCGTGGCAATAGCTATGGTACGCCTTATCAAAACTTTAGCCGTATAGCAAAGCTATGGTCATGCCACCTTGAAAAAGACATATCTGTGTATGATGTTGGTGTCTTGTTTATGTTAGCTAAAATAGCTAGATCAAAAGAAGATATGCACCACGAAGATACTTGGATTGATATTGCAGGTTACGCAGGAGCTACAGCAGAGGCTATAGACGATTCTACCACTTAACCTTGTCAGCCCAATAAGCTGCTGACATCTTGCCCTTAGCTATGTTCTTGGCGTGTCTTGCCTTGAAACTCTTGCGTTTCATTTTCATGCGCCTTGATTCGCCTGCCTTTGGCTTGCCTGCCGTACCACTAACCGTACCCACTTTCTTGCCTTGCTGACCAAAACGTATGGTTTTGATCTTGTCTCCCTCTTTAGCCACAACAATGTGTGACTTCTTTGGATGACTGGGTGTTCTCTTGGGCTTGTTATACCCTGTTACACCTGCTCTGGCTAATCGTGGGTCTTTCTTAGTCGTCATCGTCCTCTATCATCTCCAAGGCTTTTGCAGTGGTTTCCTTGTTACGTCTTGTCCACCCTTTACCAAATGTATCAAATGTTTTCAAAGATTCATAGAATTGTTGTCGTATCTTGCCAAACTCCTCTACAACATAATTTGTATCCTGTGTGTTTATTAGTGCCAATGTCTTCGGACCTATAGCTCCATCTTGCGTTGCACCACATATCTTTTGTATAGCCTTAGCTGCTCTGCCAGTGCCACTGTTCACAGCCCAATCAAACACAGCCCAATCTACACCTGATTCTAATTCATCACACCTACACTTATCCCAGTATTCTTTCTTATATATTGGAGCAACATCTTCAACCGTGAGGTCTTTCATGTCCTTCGTACCACCCCATTTTTCATATACTCTCTTGGTAACTCCTAAATTAGTTTCTCCACCAGGGTCTTTAGGGTGATTTACATAGCCTCCTTCGTGATGTAGTAGCATTTTAAGGCATTCATCAAAATTATCTTCCATCGTCTTCCTCCTTTGTTTCTGATCTTTTGTGAATAAAGTCTATCCATTCCTTGTGCATATCATAAAAGTATTGACAGTATTTACAACGTAAACTTCCATCTACGTTCTCCATGTCATGACCACAAATTTCACAGCTAATTGACGAGTTCTGATTCATTCAGTTCTTTAAAGAACTCTTTATCTTTCGGAAGAAACACTTCCACATAAGAATCACAGCTTGGGCAAGAAAGGTTTGTAACCATTGTAAACTCGTCACTATCTTCAATGTCATGGTCACCACCCCATATTAAATCAGTGTTGCAATGCCAACATTTCATTTTGTTAATCCTTTCTGCTTTTCATATGTACGGAGTCCACCAATTCCAAGCATACCACCTAGAACTGTAAGTAATGTACTCATGTCAAACTCTGGTAAATCTGGTACATCTACACCTGCAAAGGCACATACGAATATAATTATGTCTTTTAGGAGAAAATGATATAAGAAGGCAATCGCACAGACCCACCCAACTGCAGGTCTCCAACCACCCTTGAATAATGAACCTGACTGTGCTTCAGCCTTGTTAACTTCTATCTGGGCAAGACTTAATTCCTGAGCGTGTTTCTGGCTCATGGTAGCTATCTCGTGGGCGAGAGCTGCCTTTTGATCTTTATCTTCAATAAATTTATCTAGCAACCCTGTTACAGGTGCTATCAGACTTTGTATAACCATTATCTATACTTCCTTACTTTCTTAGCTATCTTCTTTGGCTGTTTGACAAACTGCTTGCCTGCCTTTGTGCCTTTACGTTTAGCTTTTGTTGTGGCTGCGTATTCCTGTGGAGACAGTGCTTTTATAGCTTTCTCAGGTAAATAGCGTTCTCCTGTCTTCGCACTAGGCTTACCACTCTTTGTACGCCATTTTTGTTTAGACCAGTTCTTAAGACTTTTTTGTGACTTTTTTAGTGGCATCTTTTCTAGGTCTTCCTCGTTTTGGTTTTGTGTTTGGCTCTAATGTCTTCTTTGGCTTTTTTTGCGATTTGGGCTTGCTTGTTTTTACCTGCAACTTTGGCTCTTTGTTCGAGGACGGTGAGGATTTGTATTTTCCTAGCAAACGGCTTATTAATACGCTTAACCTTACGAGCAGTTGCTTGGGCATCTGCCACAGTGGCAAATTTAATAGAGACTGTATCTTTGGGGTTTTCATCGGTATATAACCTCCTTCCAGAACCTTTCGGTTTCTTTCCTGTTCCTGTTTTAGGGTCTTTAGCGATAGCCACCACCCTTTTTCTTGTACTCAGATGCTAGTAACTGTGCCTTTCGTGCTGACCATTGACCTGGTTTACCTCCCTTAGAACCTGCCTTGATCTTGTTAAATAAATTCTTTCTCATGGTAGGCTTGGTGTAGTTTCCTGCTTCATTTACTCTCGACTTACTTTTTTTTTTAGGTCTACCACCCTCCTTTAGCTTTATGGCTGACAAGGCTTTAGCCTGACCTGCGTGTGTTTTAGAGGCTTTCTTTAAACCTTTTATCACCTTCTTTACTGTTCTTTTTGTTTTAGGTGTTGCGTGTGGCATTACTTCTCTCCTTTGTCTGCTCTTTTTGCAAGCTGATTAAACCCTATGAAACTAGCCAAAATTCCCATGTTCGATAATACCCAAATTTCAGCGATTCCTGAGAGGTGTGAAATTCTATCAACAGGAATTAACGGTGTCATCAATACAACTATAAAAGCCGTAACAGTCAAAGCTGAAAACCAAACTAGATAACGCTGTTGATCTTCTTTCTTGTCTCTGTTCTCCAAAAGAACCATACGCTCACGCATAGCCATCTCTTGATCGGTAACTACACCGTCACCGTTTGCGTCAGCCTTTTCCCAAATAGAGCCTTTTTCTAGTTTCTTTTGTTTCATGTCTGTCTACCAAAAAACTGTGTCTGTTCCTTGTTGTCTTTATCAAAATAATACCAACAACAATTATCTTTACCAGTGTTTTTACTTCCTTTAATCCACTCCACTCTACCAACACTTACGATCTTTTTCAACATATCACGGTAATGTGTGCTTTGTTTCGTGTGCATCCAGTCAGCATCAAACAACAACCATGTAGGTTTTATTGAGGTACAATGATAGATAAGTTTGTGTAGTATATCACGGCTCCACGGTGGATTTGTTATGATTACGTCTGATGTTTCTATGTCTTTTGGGAGAAGATTAAATATATTCTTTTCGTGTATACCATCATCCTTTGGCTCTATATCACAGGCATAGTTGCACCTAATATAGTCAATATCAAACAAGTTATTTGTAAGATATTCTATGTGGCGTATCAGTGAGCCATCACCTGCACACGGTTCAGCAAATGTCTTAATATGACCAAGTATGTGAGGAATAAGAGGATGTACAGCCTCCAACGGAGTCGGATAATAGTCTTTCTCTACACGTTCAAAGTTACTTCTCTTGCCCATTTTATGGTAATGTTACGGTTACCGACCCTAGCCCTGTCGTTCCCAAACTGCCTCTTGGATGTGGTCTATCTACCCTACTTAT